GCATCAGACCCCTCGCCAAGCATGGAATATTCGGTTATCTTTTCATTGGCCTCTAGTGCAATCTCAGCACCGTAGGCTGCGAGAAATCCTGTGTTGAAATTCTGTCCGTAAGTCGTATTTTTAGACCAGCCTGTTTGCAAGCCGCCCTCTTTCTTCTGACCGGCTAACATCCCGGCAACCTTTGCATCTGCTGCCACTTCATTTTCTAGGAACTTAAATGCAACATTGCTCACTTGGTCAGCGACTTTCCCTACTTGTTGCCATGAGTTGTACACTTGAGCATGAGCGCGACTCTGATAGTCAGGCGCTTGCTTGAAATTAAGCATGGTCTTTTTTTGGTATCTTTCAGCCATGGTCTACCACCGGTACTGATTTTGGTTTCGCGCCCAGTGCAGCTATTTTGCCAACTGCTCCGACCCCGGTAGCTGCCGCACCAAACAGACTAGCCGTTTTAGTCACCTTACCACCGTACATAGCCCACTGACCTTGTGATTTCAAACCACCAATTGTTGATGCGGTGCTGCCTTTGTCCATAATGGAATCGTATTCATAACTGTTCACATCTGTTTTCAGCATATTTAAGGCTGAACCCTCATAGGCGCGTATACCTGATGCTGCTGATGCTGCGTTTTGACTAGCCATTGCTGAGAGTAAGCGCTTACGCCTATCAATCTCACGCTCTTTGGCGGCCATTTCCTCCTGTTCAGCTTGTCGATTTAATGCGTCTTGCTGCCCTTTAGCTTGTGCCTCGGCTGCTTCGCCTTGCTGGATGCCAGAATAAATACTAAACCCAGCGCCAATAACTGCCGCACCAGCCCCTATAACAGCCGCATTGGCAACAATAAACGCCCCTATCGCTGCAAAACTCATAATGAAACCCCTATATTTTTTTGTCGTGCATCCTCAATATGAGGCCGCAACGGCTCAACCAATTCATCTTCTACTGCTGACACATTGGTTTGTTTAGTTGCATGAACTGCAACACAAATAGTATCTTCATACGCATAAGCCACTCGCTTAATACCAGCCTTGCCTAGCATAATGGATGGCCCTTTAATGCGCTTCACACCGTCATCAGTCATGACCTCTAAGTCACCCGACATCACAAAAAATAAATGATCTCCTTTATGGACTTGTCCGGTAACTACTACCCCTTTCGGAATAAACAGTTCTCTCGCGTAAACCCCACCAGAAAAGTAATGTTTCGGCTCAAACGTGACTTGCTCCGGCATCTGAGCAATAGCATCCTCTAAGTCGAGAACACGCTTCAATGATGGGTTTTTAATCTCAGCCAGCATTACGCTTCCATCTCCAATGACACACCCAACAGCAACATCGGCACCGGGTCAGTCTGTGATATTTCAATCTGTGCTAACTCTGACCATCCCATCTTATAAACATCTTTTAGACCGGTATAAGGTGTGGGCGTAGTATCTAAAACCCCCACCCCTAACGCTCTATCCGGCAACAATGTACCGTCAACGTGTAGACCTAGCGATTCATGAACGTCAAGCATTACCCTGATGATGCGTTTCTTACGCATTAATATCGGACCATTCTGAAAGTCCATGTTTAATGGCATGGTTTTAACCAGGGTATCGTAATCTAAGCCTACTTCTACGGCTGCTGCTGACCGTGACAAGGTGATATTGCCAGAGGTAGGTGTTGCATTAGGCATCACCGCACCATCGGCTTTAACGCGACATTCTTCACCGTTCAAATGCCCTAGTCCTGTGACTGTTGCACTGCCCGGTGTTGACCGCTCATTAGCATCGGTGTAGCTATCAACATCAATCATTTCTAAGAATCGAACTACTGAACTGTTTATTGTGCGCTTAGTCACAAAATAGACATCATCAACGACAACACACACCGCTTCAATATCTCCAGTTGTTACCCATTGGGTCCATCCCGACACTTCCTGATTACGCAGCATATTGAATACTGCCATTGTGCCGTCATCGTTAACCAGGTAGAGATAGTTCGCATCATCTTTTGAAGTGCCTCGCGACACATCCATGTCAACCGGTGACGATAGTAAATGACTAGCAAGTAACGATGTGCTTGTTGAGGTGTACGCATCTTCGGTATAAGTATAAATAAACTCACGAATAGATTTCCCTGTGCGATCTAAAAATAGCGTTGAGCCATCGAGTGATTTAGGTCTAACCGAACTACTGCCAAACAACGATTGCCGCTTAACTGCTGATTTTGATGGTGTGATAATCGCATCAGGCATATAGAACTCACCACCGGTGGTGAATATCTGTAAGTGCCGACCAGCAAAGATGCCGGTGATAGCGTTCACCTGATCAGTATCTAGGGTGACGTAAATGCTTTCATCATCCAGTGATGTGCCTAGATCAAAGTTATAGAAATCGTTAGTCTTACTACCCCATAAGGATTGCGGTCTTTTCTTCGATCCACCAAGCCACATCCGACCACTAAAGAAAGTAATCGACTTGGGCCAACCTCTGGCACTGGACCACACTGCTTCATCACCCGAACCAAAGTCATGGGTAGGGATGTTGGTTAGAGTGATGTTACTTAATGTCCATGAAGTGTGAGTTGATCCCCGGACTAACTTAGCCGGTTGATGATCCTCATGGACGATAATCATGGTGTCAGCTGATTGAGTCCAGTTCAACTCAAATAACTGCGCTGTGGTATAGGTGGTGGTGACAGTTGCCTGACTCACCCCATCCTTGAACACTTCGATCTGATTGTTAGTGAAAACCATCAGGTAAGTCTGCTCAGTATTGAAACTGAACGCTGCCATCCGTGCTTCACTGGCTAGTGTCGCTTTGTACCCCATTCCGGGTCTGCGCTTAATGCCGCCTTGTGGCATAGACAACACATTCTTTGCGGTAGCTGCACCCTGGTAGAACTGCTTAACATCGGTCCGAGCAGCAAGGCGCGGATCAAGTTCACCGGAGTTGAAGTTAGTCTGTAGGGTTATTGCGCGTGGCATCTAAAGCCTCGCTGCCCAGAGTGGTGTGCTGGCTATAGCGTCCGGTGGTCGTGATGACGCATCAGCAAACTTGGCTTGTCTGAGTTGGTTCTGGTACATCCCATCATACAGTTGACCCTTGGTCGAATTGTCGGTGACAGGAACAGAGAATTGAGAGGCCAGGTAATACTCGACTAGCTTAACGAAATAAGCTGGGAGTTCACTTTCTGCTGGCTTGTATACATAATCCAAATCCAATGTCTGTTGGTTTGAATATATTTTGTCTTCAAAAATCTCGTAGTCCGATTGCGGAATGACGCGATTGATGAGCATATAATTGGCCGGTAATTGAAACGCATAATCCCACTCATTAAGAGGGGTCGCGGTCAACCGGGATAAAGACACTTTACCACTAGCAAATCGCCATCGGTGTAGAGTCAATAGGTTTTCATAAGAGGAATCGTAAAGATTTGAAGCAACCAATGCCCCAGCACCACCCTCTGTGAAACTTGAGATAGTGCCATGCCCGATCAAGAGCAGAGCGTTTGAACACATTGAAATTTTTGTTGCCATTTATTATCCTTAAAGCGGACCAATCACCGTGATGTTGGATGGAGCCAGAGGGTCACGATGACGGTCCTTAAAGGTTACTTACTTATCATTCAACCCATTTAACAGATACGATACCGTTGCCATCTCTCGCAACTGCACCGGCTTTCATCAGTCCATTACAAAGCCAGGATGTTTTCTGAGCTACATAATTCACTTCGGTTTTCAGGTCAATACCAACAGCCAAGCCTAGTGCCGATTTGTGATAACCGAAACCCTCTCTAGTGCTTACGCCAGCAGCAGTCACTACGTCTAAACCACCCTCAGTGCGTGACTCAATAGTGTGGAATTTGAAACCCATGAAAGTATCAATATCACCGGCCATCAACGCTCTCACGTTATTGTAATCAGCGCTAGTGATGGTTGAATCACCCAGTAAATCTTCCATACCAGCCGCAGAGGTTACGAAATGACGATCACCTGACGGTACGCCTTTATCGTTTAACTCTTTGCCTGTTTGAATGATCTTAGTCAGAGTCAATGCAGCAGAACCCGATGCGATTGAAGCGGCTGGTGTTGCAGCATCGAGTGCGTCTAGGATAAGCTGATCTAGCCTCCGCCCGAGTGCACCGGCAATCGTTTGTGCCAATTCTTGCCTTTCGTCAAATAAAACCTCAGCAGAATCGAATATATCTGTGTACTCTGGTGCGTTCCAGTTAGCTAAGGTGCAACTGATTAAGCTGTGTGATACGCCCATTGCAACAACATCTGCTGACGTTGCTTTTTGATTGGCAAGACCCTTGCCCATTGCCCTGAATTTATAAATATCGGCCACTACGCCATTACGAATTGTAACGGTGTCGCGGAGTTTACCTGATGATTGAAATGCGTGTTTGACCTCTGAGTCAAACTGTTGTTGCGCGGCTGCGCTTAATGTTGCGGACATAGTATGTTCCTTATACTGTCGTTAATATATAACTAGACTCTTGGTCTAGCAACTCGTTTTGGCAAGGGTATCCGGTTAAGGGCCTCAGTACCGCTTCAAGCTGGGCCACTGCTGTCCGCAATGGGTATCCAATTTTTAGCTGGATTGGGTATATTATAACATACTTCGTTTTAACCGAATAATTGCTGAAACTTGGCATCCACTTCCTTGCGGAATGTGGGTGACTCCTGGTATCTAGGATCAGCAACCATTTCGTCTAGTTTCTCTCGCGTTAATCCGGTATTCGTTTGGGTCTT